TAACAAAGAATCAACGGGCATCCCTCCCGAAATGTGGGACGAGTTAAAGAACTTCGTTATTGATAGACGAACCGTCAACGACTTGAAGCTTAACCGTAAGCTAGTCAAAGAAACTACACTAGTGCCAAACCCAAGATGGGCAGGTAGATATTTGACTCAGACCAAATATGTTTGGAAGGATGGCTTTATGCCGTCAACAACCTACGTAGGGACACCTGCCTATCTGCTCAATCTAGTATCAATGTACATCAATGACTACGGTTATGTTGTTACGGGACAGAATGAGAATGGACACTGGCAGCTTTACCGATCAGAGATTTCTTGGCAGTTGCCCGATGGGACAACTCACACCGAGAATGAAAAGCTTGTTACTATCGTGCGCGATGGTGCATCAGTAATGTTTGACGATTTCGAAAACAAGAATCAATGGTCGTTTAATTGGGTAGTGAACGGCAAGACTACCGTTCTTGAATATGATGTGGCAGAAATTGCTGAGATTATGGGCGTGAATGAAGACACGGTACTCCAGATGCAGAACGACTACTTTGATGGTGAGATTAAGAACTCGGAAACTCACATCACAAACATCTTTCCGCACTTAGAATTTGATGGAGATATTTTGAGAGGCACGTTTTTCGTGAACGAGAAAGAGTGGAATACATTTAACTACTCGCAGCTGCGCACCTGCTATGGCACAAGTCAAGGTGATTTCAGAATTACTTGGACTTTGTACAACGGATGTGAAAGACCAGAGTACGCTATCAATGCAGATAGTACGGGTAACTTTGGTGAGTGTTGGAAGTCTGCGTATATGAGTAAAGACAATCTTTACGCTTTCGAATTTGACATCAATTCACTAGCTGATGTTGACTATTCGAAACCTGCTCACATCAAGTTCACAGTTCACTTTTTACCGCTTACTGGTAAGGAGTTCCGACTTGAAGCTTATGCTAATTTGAATACCAAGAAAATTAGTTTAACACCTTTCGCTTAAATAATAGGTGGGCGTAATTAAGTTTGCGCCCACTTTTTTAACTTATAAAAAACAAACACAATGAAAAAACAAACAGCAGTAGAATTTTTAGGACACGAATTGAATGTCAAACTATTCTATGACATCAGTCCTGAATTATGGGAGCAAGTCAATGAGATTTTCAAGCAAGCCAAAGCAATGGAGAAAGAGCAAATGATTGACTTTGCTTTTAATTGTCAAGAAATGTTCAAGCATCAAATAGAAGAAGAGTATAACCAAACACACGGAGGTGACAAATGAAAACAATACTTGGAATTATAGGATTTGTCGTGATATGGATAGCAGTTGCCAATTTCTTAAATAACTTAATCAAAAAGATAGGAGGTGACAAATGAGAAACATCAACCAGACACACGTAGTCATCTTCATATCAGTTATCTTACTGACTATCTTTTTTATCTTGCTATCAAATCGAAAGCGTGACAACCAGTCACCACTTGAAATCGAAATTGAGAAACTCCAAAAGAAAATAGACAAGCAGGATAGAATGATTCACGATGCATTGATTGACATCAAAATGATGCGCGATACAGTCTATTTCTACGAATCCAAAAAGCCTATAATCACTAACAATTATTACAAAAATGAGAAAGTTGTACTCAGTAGCAATGATAGTATTAATGCTATCATTCGCAAATCAAATCAAAGCGAGTTCGAGCGCAGATACTTTGGTGGTAGATACGCTCCAACTAAATAACGACCAAGCATTCAACCTTTGCTACTATTCGCTAGAGTATTGGTGGGAGTATGCGAAGCTTCAAGATTCAATAATGATTCAGAAGGATTCAATGCTGAAGAAGTACGTTGATATCACTGGCATCCAAGCGCAGAAGCAAGATGATATTGAAAGCATCTACAACTTGAAGAAGCAGATTGAAATAGATCAACAAGCAAAGGTCTTGAATGATGAGATTGATACAAAAAAGAAATGGCGAAAGCGGACATTTATCGTGTCTGCAATCGCCATTCTGGAAGGTGTGATAATCTACTTGATAGTATCAATTTAACCCCATCAACTGCTCATTCTCACTAATCAATTCGAAGTCGTAGAAATATGACTCACTGCCGTCCATTGATACTATGTATATTATCATTTGCTTCCTGATGATATAGCCCGTTACAAAGCGCAACCTATTGTCAACATCACTGCGACAATAGACGATATCA